GGTATTTAAGAGATAACCCAAAAATTTTGAAATCAGGAGGTGGACGTTTAAGAAATGACAAAATTAGAGGTATACCAGAAAGAACTGGAAAAACTTAACAAGATTTTTGCCGATGTAGAACCTTCCAAAAAAAAGTTAGTCGAGGGGTTGGTTGTAGAAGCTGCTTTCCTCTTTTCTGAAAATTACCAACTCAAAATATATTTGGCTGAAAGCGGTATGGTAAAAATACATCCCACACACACAGATATTCAAAAGCCTTTAGAAACTGCAAGGCAATATTTAAAAAATGTGAACGCGTATTCAGTTGTTATTAAAACGCTTAATGGAGTTTTAATGAAAAATACGATTGAAGAAGAAGATGAATTTGACAAGTATCTGGAGGAGATGAAAAATGGCTGATGAAAAAAAGGAGTGGCTGCTTGAAAATTTAAGTAAGACTAATAAAAGATTTAATGAGTTTAGTCATGCCATGTTACCTGAAATTATATCCTTGGGAATAGATTATCGTATTTGTCCTTTTAGCAAAAATATAATTGTCATCTGCAGGTGATGTAATGATTGATTATACAAATAATTTAATAAACGGCAAGCACTCTTATCTTTTGGAATACTACAATAAAATAAAATCAGGTGAAATTATAATTGGGCAGGAACTAATGACTCAGCTAAATAACTTAGTTGAGGACTTAGAAAATCCTGCTTATTTTTATGATAATAAAGATTCAGAATTTAGGATAAGTTTTATAGAAAGATTTTGTAAACATACCAAAAGCCCATTTTTCGGCAAACGTTTTACTTTGGAATTATGGGAAAAAGCTTTCACCGAAGCATTCTATTCGTTTAAGTGGGGCGATGAGGGTTATTTAGCATACTACGAAGAAGAACCTCCAAAACATGGTCTAAGACGCTTTAAAAAAGCAATCTTATTAATTGCTAGGAAGAACGGCAAATCAACCTTTTGCGCTGCGTTATCTCTTGCAGAATTGATGTGCGGCACTGGGGGCAACGACATAGTTTGTTCTTCAAATGACGATGCTCAAGCTTCAATAATTTTTGAAGAAATCAACTCCATGCGTGAGCAGTTTGACACTAAAGACAAACGAACGCATAAAAACCTAAAAGGTATTTTTAACCTAAAAAATAAAAGTAAGGTATTCAAAATATCAGATAGGACAAGAAACAAGGAAGGGCGAAACATTGACGGGGCAATCCTAGACGAATCAAACGAGATGGAAACCAACGTCATTGCAAAATCAATTGAGCAATCACAATCCACAAAAGACGAGCCATGGTTTATCAATATAACCACAGAAGGCTTTGTAAATAACGGATATTTAGACAAGGAATTAAAGTATGCAAGGTCTGTTATAAACAAAGAAATTGAGGACGACGCAACTATCCTTGTTTGGTTATATACGCAAGACAATGAAAGTGAAATATGGAGCAATTCAAGTTCCTGGACTAAGTCAAATCCCAGTTTAGGTATTATTAAAAAATCCAAATACATAAAAGACCAAATCAAAAAGGCACAGCATGATAAGGCCGAACGCGTTTTCATGCTTGCCAAAGATTTTAACATAAAGCAAAACAATGCAACCGCATGGCTGATGGCAGAGGACATTTTAAACGAGAAAACATTTGATTTAGAAGAATTTAGAGGGTGCTTTGCTTTAGGTGGTGTAGATCTTAGTAAGTCGGGGGATTTAACAAGTGCCAGAGCATTGTTCATGAAGCCTAATAGTAGTACTAAATATTTTCATCAACACTATTTCATACCTCAGTCAAAACTTGACATTGTCTCAGCAAAGGACAAGAAAATGTACGAAGATTGGTTGCGTGATGGACTTTTAACGATATCAGAGGGCAACGAGAATGATTTTAGTTTGGTTACAGCTTGGTTTGTAAAGTTATACAAGGATTACGGCATTAGGTTTTATAAAATTGGCTATGACAAATGGTCAGCTGTTTACTGGGTAAAAGAAATGGAGTCTAACGGCTTTGAGTGTGTGAGAGTTGACCAAACGTGGGGAAGTATGAGCGAACCGATGAAACTTGTTGAAGCGGATCTAAAAAGCAATTTGATTAATTATAACAACAACCCAATAGATAAGTGGTGTTTTGAAAATACAGCTCTAACAATCAATAACAAAATGGAGATTATGCCAATCAAGGTCCAAGGCAAGGAAGACAAAAAGATTGACGGTGCTGTTACTGGGATAATAGTTTATAGGATTTACTTAGACAACAAATTAGACTTTATGAAATTGATAAAAAGAGCAGGATAAGGAGGATTATAGAAGATGGCATTAAGAGAAGCATTTAAGGCTTTATTTAACAAAGAGAATAAAATGGATAGACAATATGCAAACTTCATGAGTGCTAACTCCCCAATTTTTAGCCAGTTTGGCACTAACATCTATGCTTCGGACATTGTCCAAAATTGCATAGATATTATAGCTACTGAGTGCAGCAAATTACAACCAAGGCACATTAGTGTTGACGGTGACGGCATGCAAACGATACCAAGGGGAAGTATTAACCGATTGTTAAAATTTGGTTTTAACGAATTAATGACAACAAGAGATTCAATTGAAAAAATAATATGGCTTTTAATGATGAATTATAATTGTTTTATTTATCCGTTATACGAGCTTAAATATGATACCAAAGGTTACCCTTATAAAGATTATAAAGGCTTCTACCCGTTAAATCCTAAAATAGTTACATTTTTGCAAGACGGAAACGGAACAGTGTTCACGCAATTAAGTTTTTCAAACGGTGAAGAATACACGATTCCATATTCTGAAATTATTCATCTGCGTAAAAAGTTTTCTGTTAATGAAATAATGGGTGGAGGATATAATGGTCAACCTGACAACCAAGCGTTATTAAAAATATTATCTATCAATGACACAGTGCTACAGGGAATTGAAAAAGCAGTTAAGACAAGCTTTTCTATTCGTGGAATTGTCAAAATTAATACATTGTTTGATGACGCAGCACAAAAAGCTGAACGAATAAGATTTGAAGCTGCAATGAATGATTCTATAAGCGGAATACTTGCAATGGATTTAAAAGGTGATTACGTTCCCATTTCAACAGATCCTAAACTGGTAGACAAAGAAACTTTGGAATTTATAGAGGGCAAAGTCTTAAAGTGGTACGGAGTTTCAAAGCCAATTTATGACGGCGATTTTACCGATGACCAAAATGAAGCATTCCACCAAAAAACAATTGAAGCAATTATAATCTCGCTTGGGCAAGCCTTTAGCAAGACGATTTTTTCACAAAGAGAACTGGACGTGGGCAACGAGATTGTATTTTATCAAAAAGACTTATCTTGTTTATCCACAAAAACAAAACTTGATTTAATAAAGACTGTGGGAGAGCAAGGGCTACTCACAGACAACCAAAAGCTTGCGGTACTAGGCTATCCTCCAATTTTAGGCGGAGACCGAAGGACTGTAAGCTTAAATTATATTGATGTTACGTTAGTTAATGACTATCAAATGCAAAATGCAGGGAATAAGGGGGCGCAGGGTAATGGCAAAACCAACAATACTAAATAAAGAAATGTTTATTACAAGGGCATTCGGCACAACTTTTACAACGTCAGACGGTGAGACGGGTAAAGTTATAGAGGGACACGCTGCAGTTTATGAACAAAAAGTGGATATATGCGGTTATTTTTATGAGGTAATCAAAAGAGGTGCTTTTGACGGTACAGACTTAACGGATGTATTGTTCTTCGTCAACCACGATACTTCAAAAATTCCTCTTGCGAGAAGTAGAAGGAATAATCCTAGCTCAACTATGCAATTAAAAACAGATGAAAAGGGCTTATTTATGAGTTCAAAAGTTGACACAGAAACCAACGAAGAATCTAAAAAACTCTACGGCTCAATTAATCGTGGGGATATGGATGGTATGTCGTTTATGTTTAATGTCCAAGATGAAACATGGACTGATTTAAATACAGATATGCCAACGAGGTCTATAAATAAAATTGGGAAGGTTTACGAGGTAAGCGCGGTTAATATGCCAGCTTACAGCGATACCGATATATCAGCGCGTGACAAAACTACGTTGGATAACGCAGAAAAGGCATTGGATAATGCAAGGTCAAGGGTGGACACCTCAAAAAACGACGTTGAAGTTCAGAGATTAAAAATACAAATTTTGATGAAAGGTTAGTGAAAAAATGAAAAAGAGATTAATGAAAATGCTTGCTGATAGAGAAGCAAGAAAATTAGAGCTAGGAACCAAAGCAACTGCAACGGAGAATATCGTTGAGTTGAGAGGAATCAATGTAGAAATTGAAGCCCTTAATCTTGAAATGATAGAACTCAGAGCGTCCATTGACGAATGCAAAGACGAAAATCCAGAGTTCAGAAGCGATGCAACCATTCCAACAATCCCAACTGGAAAATTAAATCCTATGGCAACATTTGCAACTGGAAGTGTTGTGCCAGCAGAAAACAGAAGCGCAGAGTTAACTAAGACTTACGAAACTAGAGGTGAAAGTCTTAAAGCTAAAAAGTCGGTTGAATTTAGCATTGAGGAACTTCCGGAACTAAGAGCAACGACTATAGGCGGAGGAACTCTTGTTGTTCCAACTGTTTATAGTAATTCCCTTAATCCAACATTCCAACAAATTTCATCTGTCATTGATATGGTTTCTTCAATTCCTCTAAACGGTGGAGAATCCTACAGAAAAGGTTTTGAAATATCCATTGCCGACGCTGATGTTACAACTGAGGTTGGTGCTTACAATACTGCAGACCCAGTGTTTGGGTATGTTGATATTGTAAAGTCAAAAATAACCGCGTATGCTGAAATTACAGACGAAGCAATGAAAATGCCTAACGTAAATTATCAGTCATATGTTGCAAGCGCAGTAGCCAAATCTTTACGCAAAAAAATTGCGAAGAACATAGTAACTGGTGCAGGTGGGGCGAATACCATCACAGGTATATTTAATGCTCCCGTTGCAGTAATACCAGCCACTAGTGACTTATCCATTGCAGCAATCGACTTAGACACCTTAGACACAATTGTTTTTGGATATGGCGGAGACGAATCCATGGAAGGGCAAGCAACTCTAATTTTATCCAAAGCAGACCTTGCAGCATTTGCAGCAGTTAAAGATTTTGAGGGCGAGAAGTATTATCAAATTAAATTGAATGGTGCAACCGGAACAATTTCAAGCGATGGAAGCTTTGAAGTTCCTTTTGTGTTAAATTCAGTTTGCCCAGCACTTTCTGCAGGTGCTACGGTTGCAGGTACATATTGTATGGCATATGGTAATCTTATGAATTACGAAATGCCATTATTTAGTTCTGTAACTGTGGAAGAAAGCAGAGATTTCAAATTCTCAACTGGACAAATTGCATATCGCGCATCCGTTTGGATTGGCGGTAATGTTGCAGCTTATAAAGGATTTGTAAAAATTAAAAAAGGTTAGTCTCAAATTAGAGGGGTGAAATATACCCTCTAAAATTTATATTTGGAGGAAATAAAATGAGTATATTCTCAAACTTAAAAAAGTATCAAAAATTATATACGGATGTAAAAAGCCTAATGTGTACGCGCGGATTTATAGCTAATTTTCAAATTTCCGCAGCAAAAGCAACGGCAGCAAGTGCAAACGGCATACATCTAGCAAACGCAACAAGCGCAGCGTTAACAACCATAACTACAGCAATAACTAGTCCGCTAACCCCACGCAATATAACGGCAACGGCAGCAGGAACGGCAGCAGATATTAAAGCGGTACAAGTTATTATAACGGGTACTAATTTTAATGACGAAATAATCACCGAAACCTTGCCAGCCTTTACAGTTGATACAGCAGGTATTGTTTCGGGTGCCAAAGCATTTAAAACCGTAACTAAAATAGAAATTCCAGCGATGGACGGAGCAGGTGCAACTGTCGCAATAGGCCAAGGAAGCATTTTGGGATTGCCTTATATCCTAGACCACAAAGCAATTCTCAAGGCGTATTTGGATAACGTAATTGACACTGTAGCAGCTGAAACTTTCGGCGCAACATTATCGTTAAATACCTTTACTCTAACAACTGCCTTGAGTGGCAAAGTCGTTGATGTTTATTTAATAGTTTAGGAGTGATGGTATGACAAATTCCGAATTATTAATCGCGGTAAAAGAAAATATGGGTATTTCAGCCGAAACAACAAACCTTGATAATTCGCTCCTTTTAAAAATAAAGGGAGTGAAGTCATACATGCAAGGTGCAGGCGTTTCGGCTGAAATACTAGAAAATGATTTGGCAGTAGACGTAATTCTTTTAGGTGTAACAGATATATGGACAATTACACCAGGAGAAGCAAAGTTCTCTATGATCTTTATACAATCCGTAAATCAATTATCGGCACGCAGCATTATTTAGAGGGGGGGAACTGTATGAGATTTGATAAAATAATATCTTTATTTACTGAAACGGAAACAAATGTTTCTGGACAAGTAAAATTTAGCGCACCCGTTTATAAGACTGTATTTGCCGAATTAAAAAGCGTCAATCGCTTAGAATTTTATCAATCCGCACAGGCTGGTTTTAACCCTGTTCTTATTTTTGTGATTAGGCTTTTAAATTATAACGATGAAAAAAAGCTTAAATATAAAACAAAGAATTATAGAATAATACGGACCTATTCCACTGATAACATAAACCTTGAATTAGTTTGCGAGGAATGGGTATGAGCATAGTAGACAAACTGTTAAAAACTTCTGGATTTGACCAATTAATTGAGGATATGACCAAATTAAACAAGGAACAGGCTAAACAATTAAAAGCAATGGTTAAAGCTGAAAGTAAACCAATTTTAGAAGAGTCAAGACGATTGGCACCTGTATCAGCAACGGGGTCGCACGGTAAAGCTTCGGGCGAACTAAAAAATTCTCTTGAAGTTCAATTTGAGAGAGCCAGAAAACAGGGTAAAAGAGTTATCTTTGTTGGCTTTAAAGAAGGTATGGCGTTAGACCAAAACAGAAAACCATATGGGCAATTTGTAGAGTATGGGAGAAAAGGGAAAACAGGAACCGTTGCAGCAAGACCATTTTTAAAGCCATCCATGGAAGGCAACTATGATTCTACTCGAGGGAAAATTGAGGATTCTATTTTAAAAATCTTTGACGCTACGATGAAGGAGAAAAAATGATAATTGAAGAAGCTTTTTACATTAAATTTACAGAATTGTTCCCGGGCATTCCCTTACACGCAATCTTGGTAACCTCAAATGTAACAGGGTTAAATGCTGCATATCACGTGTTAAATAGAGGGGCAGAGTTTGATTTATTCAACAAGTCATTTATGCATAGTATAACAATTCAGGTAAATATCATGTCACTAGATTTTATCGAAGTGTCAAAAGCAACATGGCAAATAATAGAGGGTTTTGAATTGGCATTAGATACATATGCAGCAGGCGCGCCATGCGTGCAACAAACAATAATCACATCAGATGCAGACGGTTACGATTTTGACTTAGCAACCTATCAAAGTCATGTTCAAATACAAATATTTTTTAATTAAAGGGAGGTAATGGAATTGGCAAATAGAGCATTAGGTACAGTTATTAAAATTGGAGCAAACACAGTTGGCGGAATAAAGTCAATAGGCGGAATAGACACAACCGCTGAAAAGCTAGACTTTAGCATTTTAACTGATGAATTTAAAAAGTGGGGTGCAGGAGTAAAGGAAGTAGGAGACATAACAATTAGTGGATTCCTAGAGCCATCTGATACATTAGGTCAAGTGGCTATATTAGTATTGTTTAAGTCAGGGGCAGAAGCGGCAATGTCTATCGTGTTTCCTGTAAAT